CAACTAAGATGGCAACGAAAGGCACTATTTTTACTCGTAAAGGTAAAGTATACACAATTGATAATAGGAACAAACTGTTATTATAATCTATATAAATGACAGATGTATAAATAAGTGTTGATCCAAATAATCTAAAAGGAGATTAGCGTGTTATAATTTGTAATTACACTAACAGAGAACATCACAATAAAAGGAACCCTTTAGCTATTTTCCCAGACATTAAAATATAATTTTTGTGTTAGAATAAATAAAAAATTAATTTATATGACAAATTGATATAAACACATTCCATTGCTATAAATAGATTGGTTATAAATAATTTTGAAGTACGATACAACTTGTAATGTATAGATCATATAACATTGTAATATGTGAAATTAATATTGTTTACATGGAATATTAGACCAAATGTATTAGGAACATCACTATTATATAAAAAACCATTGACTAAACAACAAATAGATCTATTATGTATCAATTTATAATAAGTGACACAATCAAATAATGATAAATTAAAACATAAATAATAAATGAGGCAAGTTAATTAGAAAATGAATATTCAACAATTATGTTTATTGTTACAAATGTTGTAACCTTAATTAAAAAGTATTGTATACTCTATGTTCGGTACCAATGTAACTACAATACAAGTCACATCAAAAATGGTACATAATTACAAAGTAGTGGACCCAGTACCATATCACATACATACTAAAGTATATGTTTTAAGCAATTTTTCAAATCATATATTACACTGCACTACAAATACTGTATATAAATTAAGTTTAATAGGTGGTCAACCATAATAAATGTCACAACACATAATGTTACCAGATTATAGATTGAATCTGTAAAGATTTAAACAATAATTTGTTTTAGGATTTAGCATCACAAATAAAAAAGATTCACAAACACTAAATTAAAAATTAGTTAAAGACGTTAACACATAAGCATTATTAGCAATGTATAAAAGTGAACAATATTAATTTGTAAATGCAGATACAAATTTATAATTGCAAGTAAGATAATAGTATATACCATATATAACTCCTTTCTTCAACGTTTAAGCTAATGATTAAAAATCATACGCTAGATCTTTAATTAGTGCATAACTTATTACTTTTTGGGAATTTAATGATTGTTTCGATCATTTAACACAATATGGTCCAAAAAATCAGGCTATTGTAAGATCAAGATAACATCCAATAAGATTAGAAAAGATAATTAAACACACCACTACACCTTACCCATAGATTAGTAGACCAGTATTATCACGTAAAACATTTGCTTAATTTAATGCGATAACTGGTAGAGTGTTATCAGTGATAGCATATAGAGTGTATACGCCAAATTATTGGCTACAATTTCAAAAATTTAAAAGTGTTTACTTTGATGTAACATAAGATAGAGTGTAATATTTTAACAACAACAAATTAACTTTTGATACAGCCAAAACAATATAATGGTTGCAAGGTACTTAAAATAAGAATTCAAAACTGAAAGATTTAAGCATTTGGTTAACAAAATAATTAAGTACCAAACCAATTAATGATATCAAACTGCACCTTAAAGTATAATCTTTAACTAAAGATGAACCAATATTAAGTTGGAAATAGCAACAAGCAAGAACAATCATGTGGCAAAGGTATGGCGTTGTAGCTGCTTTTGCACATATATTTTTATAAGTCAAAAAACGTATGAAACTAATATTGAAATCTAAATTTGTATATTTAGATGGATTACGACCTGATTAAATATGTAGTAGAGTTAATAGAATCTTTAATTGCAATTGGTTTTATTAATGTGATTTAACAAAACAAGATAGGCAAACAGATAAGGATATATTATAAGTCTAAATGTTACTATATATGTTTTTTGGAGTGCAACAAAATGTAATAACAGCGTGGCGCACAATGCATGAATAATGGAGATTGAAATCTAATTTTGCAACTAGTAAAGCAAATTGGCAGAGGTTGTCAGGTCAAGTTACAACAGCAATAGGTAATGTATTTACTAATATGCAAGTACATATGGACTTTATAATAGCATCATGGCATTACTTATTACTAATGATATTCTTAGGTGATGATAATTAGGGATTTTTTAGTTCTAAACCTAACATAACTAAACTTAAAAAATATATCAAACAGCATTATAATATGTTAAGTAAATAAACATTGAGACAATAGTATGGCACTTGTTGTCAATTAGTTTTTTATAAAAATGCATTAGGCACTTTAGGATGTGGACCAGATTATTTTAGATTAAGAAATAGATTTTAAGTATTCAATGGTGTTGGTAAAATAAATTAATTAAACCACACAATGAGAGCAATGTCTTATATGATGCAGTTAGGCAATAGATAAAGAGTTATGTAAATAATTAAGAAACAAAACTTACCAATTAATCCAATAGGGTATTATGATGTATTATCTTTGTAATACGCTTTATGTATGAAACATTAGGTATAATTACATCATGTTAAAAATTAATATAACATATTATGTGATATGTTATAAAACAGAAAAATATACTAAAAATAAATTATTGTTTGGACACCAGAGAAGATTACTGGATTAAGATAATAATCAAAATAATATAAAGCTTTAATGAAAATATCGAACAATAAATTCTAATCTTGAGCACATAAAATATAATTACATTATATAACGTTCAAACAGGAAAACCGTGAACTAGAACAAACTAGTTAAATAAAC